GGTTCCGACCGCGACTTTTTTGTGCGAATTAACCTAGTATTTTTTTGTGTTAAACATTGTTAAACAATCTTGCGTAACTTTTTAGACCCTATGAAATATCCCTCTTTAGTAACAAAGAAAATCAGCGAGCTTTCACCAGCAAAATACAATCCTAGAAAAATTACTTCCGAGGCTTTGGGTAGGCTCACAAAATCTTTGAGCGAACTTGGGAATCTTCAGCCGATAACTTGGAACGCAAAGACTGGGAACATCGTTGGAGGCCATCAAAGGCTAAAGTGCTATTTGGCACTTGGCAAAGATGAGGTCGATGTGTGGGCGGTATGGTTGGATGAGACGCAAGAGAAGGCGGCCAACCTTGCCTTGAACAAGTTGAGTGGTGAATTTGATATGCCCCAACTCAAAGACATCCTCGAAGAATTAGACGCAGGGGAAATCGACATTGATATTACCGGGTTCAGCTTGGATGAGATTGGCAAGATGATGGAGGCCACGATTCCAGAGGGCGAAGAGAGTGGAGGGGGCGAGAAATGTTTGGCGTGTGGAAAGCCCTTGTGAGAAATGCGACAATCAGAACTGGCAAAACTATGGGGAATATCTGGGGCGGCGATAAACAAACTCGTAAAGGCGGGTATGCCCCTCACAAGCGAGGCAGAAGCTCAAAGCTGGAAGATCGCAAACCAAAAGAGAGTAGGAAGAAAGCAACTGCTAATCCAAGCACCATCTCCGAACTTCTCCGAGCCATCGAAGGGATTGGATGCCGAGTCATACAAATCGACAAGCTCGCTTGGCAGATTGAATCGAGCGAAGCAAGCCGAGGTAGTTGCTTACTCGTTGGTCGCTACGGCGGCCACAAACAAGAACCCAGTAGCGATGAGGTCGGCAGTGCAAGGATGGGGCGAAGCAAAAAAAAGAGTCGCAGAGGCAGAAATGGAACACGCTCGATTCGAGGAAGTAACCAGAGTGCTAGTCAGAATGGACGAGGTGCGAGAAGTGTTCGGCAAATGGCTAGGAGCAATTAGAAACCTAATGGACGCTATGCCTTCGAGCTTAGCCGCCAGAGCAAACCCAAGCGACCCAGAATGTGCCAAAAGGGCTATCCAAGAGGGCATCGATCAAATCTTTGTGACTATTCAGAAAGCAGAAGGAGCATTCAAATGAATAATCAATTAACACCCAAGGAGGCAAGAATCCTTTTCATTCTTCTTGAAAGCAAAACTGGATACGAATTACTGCGGGATGCTGTGACCAGTATTTATGGTTATGAAAAAGACCATAAAATAAAATGGCCTAAAACCATAAAACGCAAAATCAAAAACCTTTATATGTCTCAATTCAAATGAACGAGTGCTTTATTGTTTTGCTGGTAGCAATCGCAATCCTTGGCATAGTGCTTCCATTCCTTGACCGATGAAAACCACAAAGCCTACAAGAATAGCGTTGGCCTACTGCCGGAACTCTAGCTACTCAACGCTTTTTATTCCCGCTAAAGGGCAACTCAAAAACTTTGAAAGCAAATATGGGTTTTCTATGTGCGTAGGATGTTGCTTCAAAAACTACCCCAAGACAAGGCAGGGCGTTGGAAGATACTGGATGGTTCACTTTCATCACGCAGTTGTAAGAGATAATGCAGACCCAGTCGCACTTCACAAAACCCTTATGCAGATACCAGAGTTTAGGGATTTATGTGCCCACGATGTTCCATTCTTCGATCAATGAAACGCTCTCCACTCAAACGCAAAACCCCACTCAAGCGAGGTGGGAAACTACGCCGAGTATCTGCAAAGAGAAAAGGCCAGAACGAAGTCTATAAAGATGTGCGAGAGAAGTTCCTAACAAACAATCCAGTCTGCCAAGTCTGCAAGTGCAAGATGGCAAGCCAAGTTCACCATAGGCGAGGGAGGTTCGGGGATAGGCTCAACGAGGTAGAGTTTTTCTTGGCGGTGTGTTTCGAGTGCCATCATCAAATTCATATGAACCCCGCTTGGGCGTATGCGAAAGATTATCTGGTTAAGAGATGAACCAGATCGATGAGGCCAAGAACTTTGCTCGTCTTTTGTTTGAGCCAAGGGAACAACTATCAATCCCAGAGTGGGCAGAGAAAAACCTAACACTTTCAGCTAGGGTTACGAACATACCCGGTGCGTATTCGACAACACTTACGCCCTATGTGCGTGAGCCACTAGAGGCTTTTGGCGATGATTCGATTCGTAGGGTGGTGCTGGTATGGGGGGCACAGACAAGTAAGACCACAACGATTCTGGCTGGCCTAGCGTACCGAATAGCAGAGCGACCTTGCCCCGCCTTGTGGGTGATGCCTAGCGAGCATTTAGCCAGATCATTCACAGAAACTAGGTGGTTGCCAATGATTGACGATTGCCCAGCCCTAGCCAAAGAGAAGCCAGACAACACGGACAAAATAAAAATCCTAGAGCAACACTTCAAGCGATGCTCGGTCTGGTGGGCTGGCACTAGCCCCTCTGCTCTTTCCAGTCGCTCGATTGCCTTGTTGTGTATGGATGAGGTAGACAAGTTCCCAGAGCAAGCGGGGTCGGGGCGAGAGGCGAATCCAGTTCAACTAGCAGAGGCTAGAGTCAGCACCTATCCCAATCATCTCATCATAGCAACTAGCACCCCAACAACTGCCGACTCAATTATTTGGAGCGAGTGGCAAAAAGGAGATATGCGTTTTTACTTCGTTCCTTGTCCTCATTGTGGACACAAGCAGAAGCTGGTCTGGGGGCAAGTAAAGTGGGACGAGTCGGCCAAGATTGAAGATGGGGTTTATGATTTTAAGCTAGTTAAATCTACGACCTACTACGAGTGCGAGGGGTGCAAGGAAAAGATTACAGACGGACAGAAAACCAAGATGCTTCGAGAGGGAGAGTGGAGGGCAACTAACCTCAAGGGCGAACCAGCCAGACGCTCCTATCATCTCAACGGCCTATATGCTCCTTGGGTATCCTTCGGGAGTTTGGCGGTAAAGTTTCTGCAAGATAAGCACAATGGAATCATCGGCCTTCAGGACTTCGTGAACCGAGTTCTTGCCGAGCCTTGGATGGAACACGAAAGCGAGAAGATGGAGATTGTGGCTGGCGATTACAAGATGGGCGAAGTCAGGGTGAATGAGAAACTGATTATGGCTTGCGACATCCAAGAGGCGGGGGGCTTCCACGCTTGGTGCGTTGTTAGGGCTTGGGACATTGAGGGAAGATCGAGGCTTGTGTGGGCTGGAAGGCTTGAGACTTGGGGAGACATCCAAGCCAAGGCAGAGGAGTTTGGGGTTGAGTCGAAGTGCGTTTTCTGCGATTCGGGAGATCAAACCAGAGATGTTTATTATAATTGTTGTAAGAACGGATGGATGGCATTGGTCGGTTCAGACCGCACCAGCTTCTCTGAAATTGTGGGGGAGCAAAAACTACAACGCCCATACGCTCGAATTGCCAATGGCGACCCCTTTAGCGGTAAGGCGGTTCAGTCAAGGGCTGGGTGGAAGTGGAAGTTCTGCCCAGTCTGGAGGTGGTCGAACCCATCCATCAAAGACATCCTCTCCAACCTAATCAAAGAACCCGGCTACATCGCTCTCGACACCCCCGATGTTTGGCGTGTGCATATTGAAGCAGAGGTGAAGGTGCGGGTGAAAAATCCTATGACTGGCAGGGAAAGGCTTGTGTGGAAGCAAGTGGGTAAGCATAATCATTTAATGGATTGCGAATGTATGAACATCGTTGGGGCGGCCTTGTATGGGCGATTGAAAGTCTCGCCCGCAAGTTTGACAGAAAGTGAGTTTGATAATGGCGAAGGGTGATTTCATTGGGCTACCCCTTGCCACCCTAACTTCTCTTCGTGATAAGTATGTTACTTGTTTAGAGGCGATAGCGGTGGCGGGTTCAAGCTATTCGATAGCTGGTCGTTCGTTTTCAAGAGCGAATCTCGGTGAGGTAAGAGATACGATTGCGGAGCTAACCCTAGCCATCCAGCAAGCGACTGGCACTAGGGTTCGCACAACCTACGCAAACTTCGGCTCGTGAAAAAAGCCTCTCTCAATCTGATCGACAAGGCGATTGCCTTTGTAAATCCTCAAGGTGCAGTTGATAGGCTTGTTGCTCGTCAAAGGATTAAGAACTTCGAGTATGACGCAGTTAAGTATTCAAGGCAACGCAAAGGGCCGAGCCAGTTGTCGGGTGCGGAAGATTATCGTTCTAACTATGACCGAGTAGAGTTGATGAAAAGGGCGAGGGATTTGGCAGAGAATGTTGGCCTTGTCCGCTCCATCCTAATGAAGTTCGCCAGCCATACCGCCGCAAACATTTCCTACCAAGCCCGAACCGAGAACCCAGAAGTCAATACAGATGTCGAGATGTATTGGGCAGAGTGGTTCGATAAATGCGACATCTCCACAAGGCATACTGGTTCAACACTTATGCAAGTGGCGATGATGTCGATGTTGCGAGACGGTGATTTTCTTTTTGTCCTAGTCCGAGATTCAGACGGCAACCTAAAAATACAAGGCATTGAGGGTGATAGACTTGGCGACCCATTCAAAGTCTATACTAGTTCGGAGTTAATTGGTGGAATCCATATCGATCAACGAACTGGCTCACCCACAGCTTACGACATTTATAGCCGAAGCATTGGCGATATGTATACCTACCAAGCAACGATTCCAGCAAGCCAAGGCTTTCATTTATTCGACCCACTCCGCATTGACCAGTACCGAGGAATCTCCGCTTTTCACACCGCAATCAATGACGCAACGGATATTCACGAAATCGTAGGCTTTGAGAAGATGTCGGCCAAGGTTGCTTCTAGCCAAAGTGCAATCATAAAGCGAAACAACAACAATGCTTCTGATCTCTCCTCGCTCACAAACGACCAAGACATCAATGGAAGCGTAATTAAGCTAGAGGCGATTGAGTCTGGGAAAATCTCTTACCTAGAGCCGGGCGAGGACATTGTATTCCCAGATGGGCCGAGCCGTCCAAGCGGAGCATTCGCCGAGTTCCACAAGATTCTTTTGAGGAACATTTGCTTGGGCGTTGGCATCCCTTACAGCTTCGCCGTAGACCCTTCCGCTATGAGTGGCCCGACTGCTCGCCTTGAGATGCAACAAGCAGGGCGAACCTTCCGCAGATACCAGAAGCTACTAGATGATAAGGTTCTTCGCCCGATTAAGAACATCGTTATTGCTGATGGAGTTGCAAGGGGATTGATCGAGAAGAATGTTGGGAGCAGAACAACTAGGGGCATCTTTAATTTCGGGGCTAATGTATCTATTGATTTGGGCAGAGAATCCGCTTCCGCAATCTCCGAGTTTAAGACTGGCCTACGCACCGCCGCTGACATCTACGCAGAGCGTGGTCAAGACTTTGAGAGTGCTATGCGACAAAGGGCTATTGAGGCCAAGCTAGTTAAGGATTTGGCTGGGGAATACGAAGTTTCAGCCGACACGATTTCCGACATCGCCGCAGAGGGATTGACCAGAGATTCACAAAAAGCCCAAGCGACCCCAACAGAAGGCGAGCAGACACCCGCTGGACAACCTTCGGACGAGGATATGCTTGGTGGTGCTTCACTCAATGGTGCTCAAGTTGCCTCGCTTATCAATGTTATCAATGCCGTGGCTATGGGTGCGGTTTCCAAGGAAGGTGCGGTATCTATCATCACCGCCGCCTTCCCGACCATCAGCCCAGACCAAGCAAGGGCGATCATCGCTGGGGTCAATGTCGGCACAACTATTCCTACGACCAAGGAGGAGAAACAGCAGATTACAAAAGACCAAGGCGGGGATGCTTCGGGAGGATCAACACCCCCAGCCCAAGAACCCACCACGCCCCCGCCCGCCCCCACGGCAACCTCACAAAAAAAAAGTAGTTTAGAGATTCTGGAAAGCCTAGACCCCGCATCTATTAAGATGCTGATTGAGGGAATGATGGGCGGGATTGAGTTGGCAAAATACGATGGGATTGATTTTACCCCACCAGAAGGGGCTAGGGAGGCCGCTAAAAGAGCCTTGGATGTTAGGGAAGGCAAACCAGCCAGCCAAAGGGGAATGACCCCAGTAGGCATAGCCAGAGCTAGGGATTTGCAAAATGGGGTGAAGATGTCGCCCGACACTATCCGCAGAATGAAAGCCTTTTTCGATAGGCACGAAGTCGATAAGAAGGGTGCAACTTGGGATGAGCAGGGCAAGGGCTGGCAAGCGTGGAATGGATGGGGTGGAGACGCTGGTTATGCTTGGGCAAGGAAAGTGGTAGGCCAGATGGAGGCGAGAGAAAAAAAAACTGAATTTGTAGCGGGTAGGGATTGTGGACAAGATGAGGGTGGAACTTTCGGGCCAGATAATGAGTGTGCAGTAGGCTACGGCAGACCCCCACTCAAGGGAGGCTATACGCCCACCCGACCCGGTGGAAAATTCCCCAAGGATTACAAGAGGCCAACGGAACAAGGCAAAAGGGAAAAGCCAAAAAAACAGAAAGACACAACACCGCCCTTGCCTCCACCCAAAAAACCAGAGCCTCCAACTCCGAAAACAAAAAGAGAAAGGGCAACACAATCTGTAAAGGATTTGGGAGTTGAAAGAGTGGAATTGCCAGAAAACGAAGAGGCCGCCGAAGATATTTCCAAGTCTTTGCAAAACCTAAAAAGCAAAGGATATGAAGTCCCCCCGCCATATCAAATTTTTACAGACGATATTGAAGCTCGCTATGGAACAGCATTTGCGGGTTCATACGCAGTAGCACATCAAGAGGAGGGAACTCTCAAGAATCAGATTATTTATAGTAAAGATTTCAATTCAAAATCTATGAGAGAGAATCTCTCTGAAGATCAAAAAAGGGGCTGGTTCACATCAACCGATCTTTTTGCTCACGAGTATGGTCACAATGCACATACAAACAATATATCATATCAAGAAGCGATTGAGTATGGCAAGGGATTTGGTCAAGGGACAGATGCAGAGAGAAGTGTGGCTATTGCGGGTAAAGTTAGCCAATATGCACAGAAAGACCCATTCGAATTTGTGGCTGAAACATTTGCTGGTCATATATCTGGTAAAGAATACTCTAAAGATGTGTATGATCTTTATAAAAAATATAAGGGGCCAGAACTAAAATGATGATACCTAAAAAAGACTTTGATGAAAAGAGATATAGGGAGGCGATGCAAATATACATAAGGGGTCTTTATGGCATAAAGGACGAAGAACTAGCAGAACCAGCCTCTTGCCCAATCGCAACCCAAGACATCAAAACAAACCTAGCCAATAGGCAGACAGCGGTAGATGATGCGAACTACGGCCCAGCCAATCCTAACGAACCCAACGACGACTATTGGAAAGCCAAGGCAGACGAGTTCCAAGGTGATGTAGTCACGGCAAAGAAGATGCTTTGTGGTAATTGTGCGGCCTTCGACCAGAGGAGCAAGGTTCTGGGGTGCATTAAGAAGGGCATCGGAGAGGACGCAAACGAGGTGGCTATTGGTGGCGATCTCGGTTACTGCGAGATTTTTGACTTTAAGTGTGCGGCCAAAAGGACTTGTGACGCTTGGATTGTGGGCGGGCCGATTACAGATAAGAAAGAAGAACTTGCCAGACCAGTAAGCCAAACCCCAGCCCCTCCCAAGGAACGAATCAAAGGCTCAAAGGAGAACCCCAAAGGCACGGCATCCACTAGGAGCAAAGCTGGCGACATTGAGATTTCAGCCGAGAACGAGGAGGCTTTGAAGAAC